GATCGCGATCAACTCCAAGAGGACATGATTAACCGCATTATTGATGGTATGGATATTGATGGATTGTGTCAACTAGCATATGATTATTTGAGTGACAATTATGATAAGTATTCCGTTGGTGAATTGATTTCAGAAGTAGAAGAATTCTATCCTGATATGCTGGAGGACGAGAACAACTAATGAGACTAATCCTCGCTGCTTTCATTATCTTCATCGGTGCTAACATTGGCATCAACGCTATTAACTCCATTTCAAAACTACAAGATGCAAAACTACAAAAATACTGCACAATCGATCCTTCCTTCGTATCAAATTGCGATGAAGTATTGCAACGATCAAAGTGATGGTGATTGGGATGATATTATGTCACCTGATGATTACGAAGAATATCTAGAACGTAGACAATACGAAAAATCTATGCGATCATAGCATAACTAACACAGACGCATTTTTCCACAGATGAACAAATTCTACAGAGGTCAATTTGTCACCTATAATGATCACTATGGATACGTCAATTTCATCTCGGAAGATTACATCACCATATGCGTCAAGGAGTATACAAAACCCCCTGAAGAAGCGGAGCATTCTAAACACCCCATCCGACAAGTTTGTCTCTGTGTATATTCTAGATATTGGGACAAAGTGTTAGAAACTTCTCAACAGGTTACTAACAAGTTTTCCACAGAAAATGCGGAGATTGTGGAAAACATTAAATAAACTACTATGTGTGTTTAATCCCTCTCTAAATGTCTCCACAAAATGTACTCTTAGCACGTTTCCTAACAGATGTCAACCCCCTCTAATCACCTCGGAGATACTCTCATCACCATTGCTAATCATTCGCCCCACAGTGTCACTCAGAGGCACTTGACAAGTATCACAAACTATGGTACAATAACCTTGTAGAGGTTCAGAAACCCTCCTAGTATCTTCAACACCTATGCATTACACTATCTACGACAATCAGCAGACCCTCAGAGGAACCTTTGAGAGCATCTATGATCTTGAGAGGTACATCGATGGATTACGGATTGAACGTGATGAGCAATATCCGAAGACTGACAGAATGTCTCCCTTTGATTATGTCAAGTCTATCGGATGGTTCTGGGAAGTAGTTGACAACTCCCAGGTCAGTAGGGTATAATGAGGAGGAATATCGGAGGAACTATGTAACACTTAGCGGCAGTCATTAAGTTATACTTTGGCAGTTAAATTGGCCCCCTTAAATATAAAAAACGGCCACTACCCTAACCTACAAAGGTTCCCCAGAGCGATTGATATATTATTTGAATAAAGTTTTCCACAGGTTTAAAAAAATTTTCTGAGGTAAAAAATGGACTCCAAGACGCGCATAGAGAGACAAGACACACGAGTATGGGCATTGGAGCAATTAATTATCAGAGAGTCCTTTCTAGACCCTCGGATGTATGCCTGTGCTGACTATTATGCATCATCTTATGCTTCTCAAGTATTAGATGATCTATATACACTATGGGTTGAGTGGAAAGAAGATAATCCCACAGACAATCCACAAGTCAGAAACCGCCTATAGAAGTATGTCCCATAGATTCACAACCAGATTAGAAGAAGATGATTTCGGTGATTTAATTCTCACGATTCCTTATGAAGCATGTGAAGAACTGGGATGGGATATTGGGACAGAACTTGATTATGAAATTGAAGACAACGCATTTATTCTAAGGAAAGCAGTTGATGAATGAAGAATTAGTTGAAGTACCAATCAATCAAATTGGAGAGTCACTAACGAACATTAATGAGTGTCTGAGAAGACTCGGGAAGCGCCTACAAGACGTTGAAAAGTATGTGTCCGAGTTACCCACACCAGACAAGACTTATTACAAACCAGACGGTTATGAGGACTATCTAAACTTAAAACAAAACTATGATGAGATCTATAGGAGGTTAAGAGAGTTAGAAGATGGGGTGTAAGTATACTATCGATCCATTAGATGATTCAAATCCTGAATGTGATGCGAATCATTGTTATCAGTACGTTCCAGCGGCGGGCACAGCGGGCAACGTAACATTTGAATATGAGGAGTATCCACAGTCTACGATTCGTTCTGATGGAAGATATAACCTTCCAGACAGAGAATCTGATGCTGTCATGTATGAGTCGTATCTAGTTGAGTATGATACTGCATTAGGACCACCACCTGCTATTTGTGGTATGGTGACTAAAGTAGATAATTGCACCCAAGATTTTGGTAGAGATAATTTTACTGATAGCGTAATTGCATTGGATTATGTTCCTCATGAGTTATCGTTTGATTTTCAGTATTCTGATACTTGGTTTGCGTATCTTTATGATACATCCGATGAAGCAGGGCATATAGGTCAGGCAGCGTATCATTTAGAGACCCGCGAAGGAACCACTACTACTACAACACCTGGCACTCCTCCTTCTGGCAATCCAGGAGATCCTGGTTATGATCCTGGAAGTCCAGGCAGTTCATCTTCCGAATCGGAGGACGGGGTAAGATGTATTCCATGTACAAATTTTACTTGTAGTCCTGCTAAAACCACATTAAATTATACTGGTTCTGAAGATCTAACAGGTGATTCTGATTGCCCACATCCAACATTATTTGCAGTTGATACCGAGTCACTCAAGATTGCATTTAGTTATGATCAGTTCTCAAGTCAATTACCTAATGGTGTTTTAGACTTTGAAGTCAGTTATGATGGTGTAACGTATGCTGATGCTTGGGATGCGGCAGAACAAAGTGGTATTGCATATACGTCAAGTCAAAATCCATGGTCGACTGATGATGCTGGATTTCAAGATTTTGAGATTTTTGAACTTAATGATGGTGTAAATGCAGTTGATTTAAGAGTTAAATTTAGAATTGCATCTATTTTTGATGATTCTGGTGCAAACGTAGTGATGCTTGGCACTAGATGGACTGCAGCAGAGATCTTGAATCCTGGTACAGGGTTTAGTGTAGGTCAAACTTTTAGTTTATCAACTTCAGTTCGTAAAAATGACAACACTTTAGTTAATTTAACACTCAATTTAAAGATCACTGCTGTTGGTCCTGTGTCGGTTTTGTCGGGCGGCGACCCTCAAGACATCATGAGAGTGGGTGATACGATCAATGGACATGAGATTACCCGTACTTTTCACACTGAAGTAGGTGAATTTCCGTATCATGTGGCGTATCTTGACGGAAATGGTAATGATTTTGTTAAAGACACGCAATACACCTCCAGTAGGAACCACATTGTTACTGTAAAAGCGGGTTATGGCATCGTAGATCGTGCAATGTTAGTTGGTTTATATGAATTTTTAGATAAATCTTTGCAATATATGACGGGAGATGTCAATGCAGACGCGCCAGATGTCTTTAATACTGTATCTTCGCCCGTTGCATTCATTTCGGTGAACGAAAATGGCGGAATTTCGGACATTAACATCGATTCTGGCGTCTTTAGTTTTAAAACTAGTAGTCTTGCTGAACTAAATCAAGGAAATGAGTTATCTGGATACAATGAAGATGAGAATATTGCGACTTCTGGTGGTACTGGAAGCGGATTGACCGTTGATATTGAGGTTGATGACATCATTATTTACGATGAAGACGCACAAACACAGAATGTGGTGAATGGTATCGCCTCAATCAAGGTGAATACTGCGGGTAGTGGTTATGTTGTTGGTGATATTATCACTATTGCTGGCGGTTCTGCGCGAATTCAAGTGGAAGAGGTCACTAATGGTGGACTTAACTTGGATAAATTAGAAGGAGACCCGATTTTGGGGGTCACTAACCCTGCTGATAACGAAACTGGACTGCAAAATAAGTCTACAGACGACGGAGAACCCGAATTTATTCTAACAACTACTCGAACTGAACTAAAATTTGAGGTAGTTACGAAGGATGGTGCTGCAGATCTTGAAGCCGTCTCCGAAAAAGGCGGAAATAACGTCCCAGCAAAGATAAAAGGTACTTTTGTTGGTGGAACACTGACTTCTGTAAAAATTGTAAACCCAGGAAAGGGATATGATGCGGCAGTTAGACCACAACTACAGATCAAGAACCTCTATGAGGAAGAACGTGAGACTGTGCCTAATGACGGATATAGAGAGGACTTGGTAGATGAGTTCCAAGGCATCATGAAAGACATGCCAATTGACATTTCTACTAGTAATAAAGAAGGTGCCGTCAATGTTAATCAACAGGATTTACAGGCAATTGAAGATTCATACCTTCAAGTTCCTAAAGAGCGAGATAATACAAAGAAAAAGGCTCCCATGGACATCAAACTGGATCCTGATAGAGATAGAATTCATCAAAAAAATCAAGGTAAATTCCTTTCCGATGCTACAGAACCTCTGAAGAAGTTGGCACCAGAGTATGATTTAAGTTATTTGAGACAAACTCCTATTCCGTCAGAATATAAAAAAGTTATTAGGCAGGATAAGAAGAGAAGTAAAGATACTTGGAATCAAAATCTTGATGCTATCACTCAAGCGAAATATCCCGAATATGTTTCTTTTCAAGAATCTCTTGTAAATACCAACGTTGGCAGTTTTACGAACTTACCAACAGCATCAGAAGGTACTAAATATATGATGAAACAATATCGACCAGATCCTGGTAAAGTTAGAAAACTTACTGTGACCTTAGGTTGTACGCCCGTCAATATTGGTACATCACACTTTACGTGTAATACACCACAAAAGCAACAAGATACTAGCACCACTTCAACTGATTCTGAAGGAAATAGTGTTACTGTGGAACAAGTATATACGATGAATCCAAATATATTGGGTCCTGGTTGCCAAGCATGGGAAGCAAGTGGTATAATAACTGTCTGGCATGATCTTAGTAGAGATGCTAGAACAGTTGTACGGGCACATAAAGCATACGGTAATCCTTTCGCAGAGTAAAAATGGCAGCAGCAGCACTATTCATGGGCACTTGCAGTGGACACGGAGCAGGATCTGGGTCCAGTCATCATCCTGGATTGGGTGGAAGTATTCTACCAAAATGTACAATTCCTGCAAACACAGATGTTAAGGTTGTTCCTAAAACTGTTACGCTGATGAATGCGACCACATTGTGGCCGCCTACACCTCAGACTTCAGCTCTTGAGTTGGCA